AGGCGGAAGTGAAAGCAGACTACCTTTCTTGAGCATCATCTCTCTCCGAACAAGAATGACAAGTCACTCTGTCGAGCGGCTTGTCATAATGTAGGCACCAAGGATACGTTTGCTTTCCACAACCACCACAAGACTTACGCCATTCCCTATGTCTACATTCTTTCCAAGACAAATGAAAGACATAAGGATTTCCCGGATCGCGTTCGTATCCTGGTTGATCGGGCGGAGGATCTCCACGATGCGGGAAAATTAAGATGTTGACTACTGCCAAACCGGTGGTTGTAGATACCATTTAACGACCGTACTTCCAGTATTGGTAGTAAAGACTACACGATTAACAAACAGCCAATTGTCTGTTTCAATCGTGTCTTCGCTATCAAGTTGCAAACACATAGCTTCTCTAACCGTCGTCGGATCGTTCTCAATCCCTTGCAAATACACTTTGATTTCATATGGACCTTTTCCAGGGCCACCATTAGAAATCTTGCAAGGAAAAACAGTCGTGAAATTACTTGGATTGAAGGGCACGTTAGTAACCCTCGATCTTGGTAATTGATAACGACTGGTTCCTGAAGGTTGTGCAGCTGCTGTACCACGCAATTGTGTACTGTCAATACGCTGTACGATTTCAGGAGCTACGTTATTCTGATCTGAGAAATACGTGGGATCCGGTCCGTAAGTTAAGGGTCGTCGACTTACATGAACAGAACCGCCATTACCAGAATCTCCAGTAAAAGGCTTGTCTACTTCTGTCTTTCCACTAACAGGTAGTCTTACATTGTTAGTTAGTGGTACATCATGACCGCTACCAGCCCTACCAATACTAACATCAGTTTCTGTAGGCCAGTAATATTGGATTGATAATCCAGATGGAAAAGCAAATAGATACTCTGTCATCTCACCTGCACGTACCGGCACCCAAAGACTTAGACTGATTGTGTAATCCGCTGTATCAACAACAGCAGATTCTACAATACAGTCAATTGCAGTATTTGCGATATATGGGTGAGCAAAATTCAAAGTCACAGTATCAAGTGTTTCAATATTGAGAAACTTGATAGGTACTTTGCACGTGACTTTCTTATAAGTGTTGCTGTCTCTGATGAGCCAAAATACAGAAGCTTTCTCGACCAGTTGTTGCATATTGTAACAGTAGTATTCCTTTGACTGTTCATGCAAACCGTAGAAAGCGATATTGTAGCGTAAAATAACTAGATTGGATTGTCGCTGATAGTAATCAGCTTTCCAGCTAGCTTTCACTTTGGTTGTCAAATCTTCAGTCTCAGTGTACGAGACTTCTAGCGTCTGTTCAATAATGTCAGCTTCAGTGATCGTAGCTACTGACGAATCTTTCTTCGACAGAAACTTGATATGAAAGACATTATTTTGCAACCAGACAATACAGCGAGCTTGATATGCGATATCCTGTACAAGTGCAATGACATTAGGACGGCTCGTCAAAGCAAAGTGCATAGGATATGGGTCAACGTCAATACGCACACTTGTAAAGCTAGTAGCATCAATAGTGTGAGAAGTGTACGTCTGAATGAGCCAAGTAATAATGTCAACAGCATTGGGACCGACTGGTGACATGCAACTGACGTATAGATCATCAGACCATCCCAAATTCTTACCTGTTGCATCTGTCAACGAAGATAAAGGGCTTGGCACTATAAGCATCGTAACAGGTAACGTGCCAAAAAACGGTTGCTCAATTACGTAGAGATTTGGTGGCAATACGGATAGTTGTCTCTGGCCATCAATATCTCGAAAGGCATACACAACCCGAACAATTACTTGGATTGTGGCAGCTACGATATACCTGATGTAGGCTGGAGTAACTGGCGTTTCTCCGGCAATGACACCAAGAGCGAGTCGCTGTCCTGCTGGATTCCAAAAGAAGTTGTCGCGGGTATAATTATTAAGCGGTTCCCCACTATCAGGAACCTCAATTGGAATCTCCGCGTACTTGTCGGTCGCTGGATGCAAAGCTTCAGCGATATGAAATGTATTGCCAAGGAAGTAGCCATTATATTGTGCACCATTGATTTGAACTTTTTGGTCTACTCCTTGAGGAAAGAGCGTTCCATTAGTGACTGCTATTTCTTTCTTATTGAAGCTCTTCTGTCGATTTTGAACGACCTTGATCTTGTCGTTAGATCGACGAATCTTTTGAGCTTCAAGAAAATATTTGTTACCTTCAGCAAGATACTGCTTTGCTAGTCCACTATATGTGCCTTTGCCTTTGTCGATATCGTCGAGATCTCCAAGCTCTCCAAGCTTACGAGCTGTGAAGGAAGCTTCAAGATATCCAAGAAAGTACAGTTGTGCAAGCTGACCAGCATAGTCAGCCTGAGCTTGTTGATCTTTGATATGAGGATCAAGGGCAGGATCCTCAATACCATGATCGTCGATAGTGGTAGCGTCAGCTAGATCACCTGTACCATCTTTGTAAGGAATTTCATCAACTCTTACAAGAGGTAGTTTCTGAACAGTTCCAAAAACTAATGGCCAGACCTGTCCGACCATATTTTGGGGTAAATTCGGGAATTGTCCTTCTTCAGGTGAGAAGCCAACTTCAATGTCTTCTGTCTTAGAAATAATGGTGAACGTGAGAGTACGATCGCCTTCTTTCCAGATGATTGGGGAAGCAATAATTCCAGAGAACAGTACAAATTTATCTGAGATTGGGATCCCAGTGAACCACTGATAGACCGTAGCGGGTCTCTTATGTATATCGACGTTGTTGAAGAGATTCTTCATTTCTCCATCAGTATCATCAAGTGTGACACTAACAGATTGGCTTGTGGTCTGCCTACTAATACTCAAGATATCATCAATTTGAGCAAGTTGCAGAATACGACCTTCAACTCCTTCAACCTGTATTGCTTTGTCTCCATACAGCTTTTTAGATCCCGGTGTCCACTCAACCTCGATAAGACAGATAGGTTCAGTACCAGTCTTCTGAGACAAAGTAACTAGGCTCGCATTGCTGATGTTTCTCATACTGGTACCTCAAAAGTGAACCCAGCTTTGTAATCTTGTCTCCCATCTTGTGAGACTTCTTCAGCCGGTGTTGTAATAATACAGTTGACTCTTGTACGTCCTTCAAAATCAACAATAGTGATTTTTTGTCCTATTGTCTGACGGAGAAAGTATAAGAGATTGTATAAATCTGTCTGCTTAAGAAAACTGAACTTCCATGTTATCGTTTCATATCTAGGCCAGATTGGATCTCGGTACATAACGAGATCCCCACCTCTTGTCTTTCTGTTGATTCTGCGAATCTCTAAGGAATCCTTATCACCGAAATCAGGATTTCTCAGTGATACGCTTAGACTTCCGAGACTAAGTGTGATCATCCCGTACACTCCGGTGCGTTAGGTCCTGTCAGTGTTGGCAGAATAATAGAGTATGTTCCATCATCCAAGACAAAAACAGAACAGTTAGAATGTATAATCAAAGTCTGTGTCACTTCAAAGTTTCGTACAACTGTAAGTGTCACAGTTTGAGTCATCACTAAAGTGTGAAATATTGGCTTAGCAGTTTCAACACTCACAGCTTGTGTGATAGTCAAAATCTGCGTTAGAGTCTCATATTCCACAACTCTAGCTAACTGATCCATTGCAAAGATTTGGATAATATCTTGCTGGCCAGCCGCCCGAAATCCACCATCATAAAATGAGATATAATCAGTCACCTCAAGATTAATGATGGATTTGTGAACCTCGACTGTATGTCCAAGGTTGAGAAAATTACTTGTGGTATAAAAGCGTTTGTAATTAGACGCAGTCTGACTGATCTCCAAGATGTTACTCGCGAAAACACCTTGAGGGTTGTTTTTCGAGTTGCCCTGGTAGAAGGCCAGAAACTGATCCACGAACAACTCGTATACAGCCACTTGTCACCCCATGTGAAATTCACTTGATGGCGGGAAATCAGGCATGGTCATTGTCTGACCTTTTAACGCGTGATGACAGTCGTCACAGTATTTGATTACACCGTCTGTGACAAATAGATGACATCTCAATTCTGGCATATCTGGTGCTACAAGCAGTGATGGTGTGAACGTAGGTTTGTCCAGACTACCGTTCCATTGCCATCTGTCTGTTGTATACCGGTGTGCAGTTTTACAACCCAGACACCAAAACCAGATTGAGATACCATCAACTTTTACTTTTGACATAGCTCCCTCGTACTAGCTCTTCAATGAAATCATCCCTTCTTAGAGTGACATTCCAAGTTGGCTCTTTTTCATCAAGCCAATTGAGAGCATCTTCAATGAGCTTACGGTATGTCTCACCGTATTTTGCTACATATTCTTCAAGCATTAGTGTACCTCTTGTGATACACATAGTTCATAGAACTTTTGGAAAATATCATTTTTGCAAGGGTAGTGATGAATACCATCTGGCTCAGTGATTACCCAATCACCAGGAGCAAGATCAATAACATCACCATGAATGGTTGTAACTTTGCCATTCGTTACACCTTCAACATTGTGATTTGGGAACCATTGGGTAGCTTCCACGATCACAGGCTTCTTTTTGTACTTAGCCATGATAACTCCCAAATAAAATAGGGCGAGTCGAGCCATGCCCGACTCGCCCCATGTTACGCACTGAGCGTGTAGGTGACTTTCAATTGATCGCCATTCACAACTGGCACGTCAGCATTAAATAAGGCAGTCGACCAAAGCTTTCCAGTCGTACCACCCTTAGTGTTGTTGCTCGTGACGAAGATACCTTTGACCGTACCAGAAGAACTTATATCAAAGGTAGTCGGTGTCGAATTAGTCACACTCTGAGAAGCTGCCGCTCCAGATCCCCAAGCCACTCGGTTAGATTGGGAATAGCTTGTGAATTCAGTCCATCCCGAATGACTGTTCATCACATCTGTCGCAGCCAATGCAGAGAAGCTTGTCAGACTGATTAACCCGTGGAACCAACTATTATTGGCGATCTGAGTCGTTCCGTTGAACATCACGTCGAAGATAAGATTCTTACCTTCGTTCGTAATATCATTGAGAATACGGTATCGACGAAAGAAGTGACCTTCTCTCAAATGGTCGATAACGTACGCTCCCTTGAACTTCAAGAAATCCCCGAAAGGATTTTTAAGATCGACAGCAGGTGAAACAAACATCGCCGGAAACATTAGCGACCTCACTTGTCAAGACTGATTGTGCCTCGGCGAATTCCACGTCGAAGACCAGTGGCAATATTACGGAGGCTTTCAGAATCCGTCTGACCACCACTGACATTGACTGTGATGTCGCCAACATTTGTTACAGGACCACCCTGATTCATATATCGTGGCATAGTACCAGAATTCATGGCTTTCAAAAGCGGCATGAATTGCTTAGTAGCTGCTGAAGTCATAACAAATTCGTCACGACCCAGCATAGCAGGAACCTGGTCACTACCACGGGGTACAAATCCTACGTACCCGCCAGCATTGTAATATTTTGGTGCTCCACCGAACATATTGCCGGGCACAGGTGCATCTCGATCGCCTCTGCGTGCGGGTAAGATATCAGCCTGTTGTCGGAGAGCTTCATTAACACGCTCAAGTTGTTGAGCATAATTGGACGCAGCTTGTGATAACGTATTGAACGTAGCTTGTGTGCTAGGTGCAGCCGCAAGTGCAGCCTGATTCATAGCTTGAATTGCTCCAGGCATTTCACGGAATCTCTGATCGAGAGCTGCAGCCGATTGTGCTGCTTGTCGAAGCTGAGCTTCCGTTTGAGCGATACCTTGGATATTTTCCACGATAGATCTTCCAGCTTGATCAACGCCGTTAATACGACCTTGAAGCGAAAGACCAGAAGTATCACCGCCGAGAAACAACTCATCAGGCTTGGGCAATCCTCGAAGCCGTACATACTCTTCGAGCTGTACGTTGACAGATCGAATAGCTTGTTGCAAGAGACGAGCATTAGCTTCAGTTCGATTGTCATTAAATTGAGACTGTACCGCTCTCAAAGTATTGATTCTGGTCAGAGTAGCAAGTCGAGCAGGCTCCGCCGCTTCCCGTGCTTCCTGAGACTCAGAAGTTTCAATACCAGTATCAATACCAGCAATAGTCCTATTAGTTCTAATAGGAGTGAGTGCTCTCTCTTCAATGATTGCGATTTGTTCACGGAGCCCTCGAAGGTTACGGTCAACATCATTTCTGAATCCCGTAAGCCGTTCTCTAGCTTGTGTAGTCAATCGCTCAGATGTCTGAATGTCTCTTGTAGCGTTCTCCTGAACTTGAGTAGCTGTTTCTGTTCTCATCGTAGCAAAGACAGTCTGAATTAGAGCTGCACGTTGAGCAGCCAAATCTCGGAAGATTTGGAAACTAGCTCGAGGATCTTGATCTTGTTGAGCAAGCTCAAGAATGCGTTGACGTTGCTCGTCAAACTGACCAAGAACACGTTGAAGACCACCAGGGCCTTTGAATTCATCCTTGATTTTACCTTCTCTATTGAGCACTTCAATTTGCTCAATCTGTCGGAAGGCTTGTTGAAGCTGACGCAAACGATCGCGTTCAGAAGCAGCTTCCTGTTCAGCTGCCACGCGTCGAGCTTCTTGTTCACGACGATGTTGCCTTTCAAGAGACAATCGTTCACTTGTAATATCATTGATCTCACGTTCGAGATCAGCGGTTCTCACAGTGAATTCATATCGTGCTCGACCATCAGCTCCAATACTTGGGGCAATTTGTCCGTGTTGAGCTTGGAAATCAAAAGTCCTTCTTTGCTTCTCAATCTCAACGTCAAAGAGCTCTTGCTTAAGCTTCTCAATATCGTTGAAGAGCTTGCGTCCTTCTTGGATACTCTCAGTCGTACCTTTCCTGAACTCATCTCTTGCTCGGAGAAGAAGGTCAGCAATACGATTTCGAATAACCTCACTACGCTGATCACCAAAAATAGCACCAGTATTTTGGTCTTGTTGACCAGGATTGGCATATTTTAGTCTAGTATCAAAGATACGTTGACTACTTCGACGAGCAAGATCTTCACTCTCTTTCAAAGAAGCCTTAATCAGATTTTTGGCTTCTGTAGAAACAGTACCAAGATCAGAGATTCGCTTCTTGAGAGTATCGAAATAAGCAGCACTGCCAGTCTTCAAAGCGTTGGTAGTATCTCGCAGATTGTCAATGCTTTGTTGCCTGACATTATTTGCCAATCTCAACACAGCTGTAGAATAAGTAAGCACAGATTGAATACGTGTAGCATATGCTTGACGCGTACGCTGTACCGCTTCATCATCCGAACGATTTTCAGCTTCTCTGATCCTCATTCGTTGCCTATCTAATTCTTCAGATGTTTGAATAGCAGCCGCTCTAACTTCTTCAAAGCTTTTAGTTGCACCGCCAAAGAGCCGTTCACCGATGAAATAGCCACCAGCAAAGGCAGCCGTCAACGCGATGATTGCGGGAGCCGATGCAAGAGCAGCAGCTCCAACAGCTCGATAGTTGATTGCATTTGCTCCCATAACAACATTGAGAATGGAACGTAATCCAATCTCAGTTGACATAACAGGTAGCAAAGCCAACTGAACAGCACGGTACGCAATGTACCCGCCAGCCAATCCTTGCACCGCAAGGATCGTCGTTTTGATAACATTGACCGTTCCACCAAGAGCATCAGAAATCGCCAGAAGACCTTTCAAGAAAGGCTCACCGAAATCTTGTTCGAAGAAGTTTCGGATTTGAGCAATTTCTTGTTGTGCTCGTCGTCCAGGAGATTGAGCCACAAGTTGTTGTGCTCTGGCGTATTCTTCTTGGGCTCCTGTAATCTGACCTAGATATTTATTGAAGTCATCAAAGGCACCACCGGTAAGACCAATTACACCGCGAATAGCTCGAATTTGTCCAAGCAAATCAGCGAGACGACCAGTACCTTTTCCAGCTTCAACATCAAGTCTTGCCAAGACACCTTGAAATCCAAAAGTGGCAATGGCAGCTGTACCAGAAGATACACCCCATTCCTTGAACAGTTCTTTCATCTCATCAGTAGGTCTGATGAGTTTCAAAAGAACGTTCTGAATAAGTGTAGAGGCATCATTGAATTTGATACCTCGATTAGTAAGCACTGCAATAGCAGCAGAGATTTCCTCAAGCTTAACACCGGCATCACGTGCGAGAGTACCCACACGGCCAAAGGTATCAGCCATTTCACGACCACGAACACGACCTAGTTCAATGGTCTTGAAGAGGATTGCTCCAATCCTATCACTATCGGATGCTGCAAGCCCGAAGCTCTGGATGGCACCAGAAAGAAGATTCACTGAATCAGTTGCACTTGTTACAGTAGCTTGGCCAAAAGACAAGGCCGAATCAAGAAATTTGAAAGACTCTGCACCCTTGGCTACCTGATTAGAGATAGCCTGATACGCAGCTTCAGCTACGTCGGTCTGAGGATTTCCAAATTTGTTGGAGAGCTGAGTTAATCCTTGTCCCCACTGTTGCGTTGTTAACTGTGCAGCTTGAGAAATCGTCATGATTTCTGCAACCTGTACTGTGAATTTCTGTGCAGCAGAAACTGATTGCAAGATTTCATTCTCAAGTACAGCGAAGACTCGCTTTAATATTTGAGCTTCAAGCAATCGAAGAACACCGCCAAGAGAGATAAAAATCTTCTCACTCTTGGAGACAGCATTCGGTACTTTCTCACCAAATCCCTCAACAAGAGTTCTGACAGCTGAAGCTACCTTCTGTTCTTCAGCGCTCAGATTTGGCAAGATCTGATTTGGATTAGCTTTGAGCTTATTGAAGATTTCTTGGAATCTTTCGAAACTAACCTTACCATCAGCCAAAGCTGTCTTGATTCGTTGTAGTGCAGTTTCAACAGACGAAAGCTTAGAGGGATCAATCTTAGAGAAGTCAAATTGACTTCTTATAAAATCTTCCCCTTGCTGTCCACGTAAGACAGCTTGCTTTGTTTTCTCGACTGCTGAGACTTTCTTTTGCTCTCCATCTATGATTTTCTGTGCAGCAGTCGCAGCCTGTTCAGCTTCAGAGTTTCTTTGACGTGCTGCGGATTCAATCGAATTTTGGATTGATCTGAAAGATTTTACAATCGCAGCTTCTTCAGCTGTAAGTCCAGGTAGGATAGCTTTTGGGTCTTGCTGAAACTTAGCGAGAAGCTCTTGAAATCTTTCAACTTCAACTTTGCCACTTGCAAGAACAGACTTAATCCGTTGAATGGCACCTTCAACGGAATTGGCTTGGCTGAGTCCTAATCCCTTAGTATCGAAAGCATTGGTAAGGATTGACTCGCCAGTATTAGCTTTTTCAAGTCCAGCTGCTCTAGCTTGCTCAGCTTTGACTGCTTTGAGAGCATCTGTTGCTTGCTTGATTTTGGTCGTCATTACCTGCCAGCCATCACCCACCTTTTTGAGTGTGGCCTCAATTTTAGTCCCTTCGTTATTAATGCCCTCAATGACTCTCTTAGTAACATCACCTTCCTTATTCATCTGAGACATCTTCTCGAAGAGCTGGAAAACTCCTTGCTCTTGTGCTTGAAGAGACTGGATGAAATCTGCGGAAGCTGCTTTTACATCGGAGAGATCCATTCCGATTTTGATGATGTTAGCCAAGATCTCTCCTTAGAAATTACTACCAAATCGGCCACGATATTTCGCTGCATCATAGCCACTGGTCTTCGTGACTCGTTCTCCACGTAGAGCCATTTGTGCTGTAACAAGCACTTCTTCAATATCTGGAAATCTTCTAGACGCGGTTTCCAGATAATTGATAGCTGCTTGAAAGCCAGCATCCATAGCACGCCAAGGTGTGCCACGCACTACCCTGTAATTATCGTTGATTCGGAAATAACTGATATCAATATCAAATTGCATGGTGACAATATCACCTACAGTTTGAATGACAGCAGCTGGATTTTGTGGTTTCACAAATTGTAAGGCATTTGCAGGGAATTTCTGGACTCTTGCTTTTTTACCATGATAGTAATATTCCGCCCGTAGGCGGAAGGGGCTAGGTCCACGCAGCTTAGTAACATCTTTTACCTCGCCACGGTTAAAATATTCCTGCATATTTTGAAAGGCTGCGAGCAAGAATCCCGTACGATACGGGATTCTTGCCATGCAAGCTAGAAGAAACTTCTTCATTGCAATTGACATTTCGCGAGTCTGAAAATCGCGGATCTGCTTTGAGGCTCGCTTACTATCAAATGCAAACAATTGGGCTTCAGCTCGGAAAAGCGGCATTAGAATTTCACTCCTGCTAATGCGGCTTTCTCTTTCACTTCCTCGATCTGGCGAACTTGATCATAAGAAAGAATCATGGCTTGTGTCATGATATCACACTTATCCCAAGTTGGTGAAACACTAGGCGGTAGTATTCCAAATCTTTCACAAGATCGCCAAATCGCGTACTCCATCGTTCTGCCTTCCGGCATTACGATTCGACCTGAGCTGCCGCCAGCGAAGCTAAAAAACGATTTCTAGCCTCGTCGATTTTGTCCTGACTAAGATTGTTAGCTGTGGCAACACCGAATTGAATGAGATTGATTTCATTGGTTGTGAAACCAGATTCTTTCAATTCAGTGATCCAATTACCCCAAGTTTCAGGGTTATTGAAATCGACAGTCTCCCACTCCAAATCAGTACTTGCTTGAAGAGACTTGATGATGATATAAGAATACCGCTTTTCTGCTCGATCAGCGATAGCCTTTTTATAATCAGCACCATTGAAGTCTTCTTTCGTTTCCCCACCAGGAAGCATAACCTTTCCAGGCTTTGGCATAGGGCACAATTGTTCAAAAGGCTCCATGTCCAAAATAGCTTCAGCTTTAAATACAAGATCGCCATCCGCTCGAGGAATGACAATATACTCGTAATTTGCTCCCTGGATCTTTTTACCCTTCAGCTTCATACGTTACTCTCAGGCATAAGTGGCCGCTCGGGTCACGATCGGCTCGGTGATGTTGCACTTACCAGAAACACTGACTTGACCCTGCTTGAAGTCATGGCCAAGCTCTTCGTATCGGAAATCTTGCAACAGATAGATTTCCTTATCCACCCCGGTGCAAGGTGGCGTGTAGACAATGACAATATCAACCGCGTACGGCTCGCAGAGATCGTCAGACGAATTCACCCAATCAGCAGCTTCGCCCCGCTTCTTGAGTACATCTTCAATCGTCGGAATCTCATCCGTATCAGCGGTGAGGAATTCCCAAGTGAAATCCAATTTCACTTCGACAGGTTCCTCGTCACCAAGCTTGGCCGTGTCGAGACGACCTCGATCCTTGGTGTACACAACGTTCCGCTTTTCCGTCCACTGCATGTTTCCTTCACCGATCTTGATTCTCAATTGATGCTTGAGCCAAGTCAGTGCGGCACCATCCACAACGGAAGCACCCAGAGCCGGTGAGAAAGTTACACTCGTCGTATTGCCGAGCGTCTCACTGTGACTCGTTACAGTATGGACAACCGTATCTCCCGCAACGGTGAAACGATCGCCAGTCGTCACGGCTCCAGTGCTGCCATCAATTAGCATCGTGGTAGCACCGGACATATAGCCAGACATATTGTTGACTAGCGAAGTGCCAGTCACAGACCCTGCGTAGCCATCTTCAATGTAGATGTCGCAGTTTTTCAAATCGATCTGAGCCATTGATTACACCTCAAGGTACATGCAGTAGGTGCCTTGCACCATAGCCTGCATTTCTTTCACATCTGGGTTAACTTGGCCGAGATGATCAATGTTGATCGAGTTATCTTTGTTGGTTACAAGCTGCATACAACCTAGAAACTCACCATCATCGTCAACTCCAGTTCCAAATCGAAACATACTAATTGATTTCTCAAAAGCTGCTAACATGATACCTGCATTAGTATGCAAGATGTGCATGCTTCTGTCAGACCTTTTAGAAATAATCAGAATGTTGATAGTCACTTGAAAGTGCCAAAAGTCCTTACTTGTTTCCCAACTGTAAGGACCGTTGAACCGGAATTCAAAATAGTCGGCAAACGAAGCAGTATCGTTATCATCACCTTCAACAAAAAACTTGACTCCAGCTCTCTTGGATTCAAAGTGTTTGCTGAATGATGCAAAGAACCATCTTGGCCAATTAGGATTGGCTGCCATTATAACAACCCTCCTGTGACCTGTCTGATTCTCAAAGTCTGGTATATGGTAACTTCGTGTATTTCATTTGGAATAGAGCCACGGAGCCAATTGACAAGCAATTGATATCCAAGGTCTTGTTCCAGTTTTTCGATCTTAACGATCTCGAACTTTTTGTGTTCATACACGAAATAATCATCCGGAAGGATTTCAAAATTATCCGGAAGATCATTACCATCTAACAATACATGCTTCAAGTCCTGATCTTGAAATCCGCCGTAAGAAAACTCACGAGCAGCTTTCAACATCGCCGAACTATAGAAACCAATTGACCCAAGCTTAAAAGGGAGAACAATACAGTTGTCTATACTGTATTTCACTTTTGTTACGGTTTTCTCACCAGTCTCTAGATTCGTAGGACCAGTAGTCATACGATAGAGAGCACCAGCATAACCATATTGTCGCTTGAGTGCATATAGATTTTGGCGTAAGAAAATCAAATTATTCATTACGCCCCCGGTTTCTCGGAGTCTATCTGATTTTTAAGACCTTCTAAAAGGTCTTTGTTCTTAGCTGCCAAATCCAATATAGAGTCATTCTGTTGTTGGATTTTAGTTAGAAGAACACCTTCAGAATTAATTGCGACTCCGACTTTTTCAAGTGTTTTAGCATTGAGCATATTAGTCTGCTCAATACTCCGTACCAGTGCAATATGGCTTTCCGTTATTGGTCTGAAGACTTCTTTTCCAAGCCATTTCAGCACTTTATAAAGTGCGACCCCTAAAAAGACCAATACTGCTACTGGTACTCCAAGTCGCTCAGCCAATGTTAGAAATTCCATCCTATCCTCCTCAAGACGGGTGTACGTACACCCGTCTTGTATAGGACGAATTATCCCAGCAGAACAGCCCCAAGGTTGGGATCCAAGACTTTGATACCACACAAGAAATCCAAGGTTACCAAATGACCTTGTTTCGTACCATTGTACGAAATCGTGGCACGCATAGTCAAGCCATCCGCATTCACAACAGCACTCGCAGCTCCCACACCCGTACGGGTCGGGGCAAGCGGTCGCACAACCAAAGTCATGGCATTGCGATGAAAAGCCAGATTGTAAGATCCAGCCGGCCCGATGTTGACCGCAGCGTCATCAGCCAGAGCCACTTCCAACGGACGATCAAGCATCAAGCTCGTAGTCGTAGCTTCGATCACCGTGTACAAAGCGGAGCTACCGCTCGTACCGAAGCTGACCGTCTGACCTTGCTTGGGTGCCACGGTGAAGCCGTCAATCACCATCGGCTTGGACCATCCAGCCGCATAGCCCGCACCCAAATTGATCGCACCCGGAGTGTAGAAAGTGATCACGGCAT